ATGCGATTTATCACCCCACACTCAAGAAATTATTTGAGATTAACTTTGTGGATCACGATGAACCATTTCATCAGTTAGATAATAACCCTGTTTACAAATTAAAATGTCGTTTGTTTGATTACGGTTCAGAAGCTCTTGATACAGGTATTACTGAAATTGACGCAATCCAAGATTCTCTATCTCTTGCAAGTTCAGATCATCAGTTTACTCTTGAACAGGCAGCTGGAACTACCATCAATCAGGAAATCAGGATTAGCCATGCAACTAGTGAAAGTGGTCTATTGTTGGATGAGACAGATAGCGATAATATTATTGGTGAAGATGAAACTGATCTTGGTGGTGAGAGTATCCTACTTGAAACAGGTGCGGATGAGTATCTTATACAAGAAGACTATATAGTAGGTGACATGAGTACAGATAAGACAGCTCAAAATGAGTTGTTTGAAACATTGGATGATACGGTACTGGACTTTAGTGAGAAAAATCCATTTGGTGATGCAGGGAGTGCAGATTAATGCTAGGACAACAATTTTATCACGAAACAGTACGCAATGTAGTTGTGGGTTTCGGAACAATTTTTAATAATATTCAATTAGTTCGTAAGGACAATGCTGGAAAGGTTCAACAGACTATGAAGGTTCCCTTGGCATATGGTCCAAGGCAGAAGTTTCTTGTTCGGTTGAATGATGACGCAGACCTTAGTAAAGCTGCTGCGGTTACGTTGCCTCGTATTGGTTTTGAGATTACAGGACTTACCTATGACGCCGCTCGGAAACTAAACCGTGTTCAGAAATTCAAAAAGGTTAAGGGTGATAAGTCAGATCAATTGGACACGCAATATATGCCTGTTCCCTATAATGTTAATTTTCAACTTTATATTCTTGCAAAACAGTCAGATGATGCCCTGCAAATTGTTGAACAAATTCTACCATATTTTCAACCAGACTACACAATCACGTTGAATGATAACGCTGATATGGGTATTAAAAAAGATATCCCTGTTATTCTAAATAGTATTTCTTATGAGGATGATTATCAGGGTGACTTCACTACAAGACGAGCAATTATCTATACTCTAGATTTCACTTGTAAGTTCTATCTATATGGTCCTATTACATCTAGTAAGGTTATCAAGACGGTACAGGTTGATGCATATACTGATCTGCCTGACAAATCACCCACACGCCAGCAGAGACTTACTGTTACACCAAACCCAACCAGTGCTGATGCTGATGACGATTTTGGTTTCAATGAGGTGACATCGTTCTTTGAAGATGCGAAAAATTATAACGCAGTGACGGGTGAAGATGAGTGAAAATACTTATACCATTCTCTGGCGGTATAAATTCTACATATTCACTTTATCGTTGGTTAACTGAGACTGATGCTGATGTTATTGTTCGATATTCATATGAACAATTTGAGAGTGAAGAATATAATTCTAGAGAATTTAAAAAATTACAAGAAATTATTATTTTTTTGAAATCAGAGGTTAGAGATTTTGATTTTCAAATGATAAACTGGTCCGTTGATTACGTCGAAGAACGCATGTCAATTAGACCCGGCTTCTCTAGTACATTTGATTATGGTTCTCTTAAACCTAGATTTGAAAGTTTTCCACTATGGATTAAAGAAACTTGTGTTGATGCTATAACACTTGGGTGGTCGTTAGAAAATACAGCAACTAATGGGTATGATCTTTATAGAGTGTATCCTGAGAGTGCAGGCGTAGATATTTACTTGGCCGGAATTCGTGATCTAACACCAGTTCCACAGGGCAATGATTTTGATTGGGAAGATATAAGTTCAAAAATGATAGGTAGGTTTGAGCAATACGAGTCAATACCAGAAGAGTTGCAAAGTTTAGTTCTCAAATGTGATTTGAATACATGTGAAGACAACCAGTGTCGTATATGTGCTTACCAAAGAACATATGAAAAATTTATCAGTGAGGGTAAAACAGGAAGAGACTTTGATTTATACTGTGCTAAAGGGGGTAGTTATGGTCCTTGGAGACATGAAGCGGACCCAAAAACTTATTTTTATCGTGGTGCGATAAAAAAAAGAAATGGTAGAAATGCTAAAGTAGCTACTCTTCCATATCTAACATATAAGTAAAATATGAAGGTGGAACTTATGTCAGGAACTAAATAGAATTGGGAGATAATTATGGTAGATGAAATTGACAAAGCGCTTGGAGTAGTTGGAGATGTTATTCCCCCAGAGGCATCTTTGAACCCAAACGCCAAAATGTCTGATGTTTCCCGTTATCCAGTAGAGCTAGGAGAGGGTGAAGACATTGATGCTGACTACAAGTATCAACGAAAAAACTTCTATCGGTTGGTTGAACAGGGTTCTAATGCAATTGAGGGTATCCTTGAACTTGCGAAAGAGGGTGAACATCCAAGGGCATACGAGGTTGCAGGACAGTTAATCAAGAATGTTGCAGAGGTCACTGAGAAGTTAGGTGATCTACAAGAGAAGATGAAGAAACTCAAAGAGGTTCCCAACAACGCACCGAAGAGTGTTACGAATGCATTATTTGTTGGTAGCACTGCTGAGTTGCAAAAAATGTTGAAAGGTAAAAGTGAGTAAGGTTCTTTATTATCATCTCAATTCCTTTCCAGAAATAAGTGCAAGAGATGAGTATAAATTAGCAACTAGTTTTGGATTACACTCTCCTCGTTTTAGATTTGGTTTTGACAACCAGTTTGATTTGATAGAGAACCCCCTTACAAATTTTCCTACAAATTTTACATCAACATTCGAAGAGTTAACTAATCGTAGGGCTGTAGAGTTATGGGATATTGGCAAACCAATAAGATTGTGGTGGTCTGGTGGTATAGACAGTACATGTGCATTGGTAAGTCTTCTGAAAACTAAAAGATTGGATACAAGTCTTACTGTGTATCTATCAAAAGCTAGTGTACAAGAAAATCCACGTTTCTATGATTTGTTAGTCAATAAGAAAGTTAATTTGCAGTGGCATTCTCACGAAGACTATATCTATGATAATGATCAGTTGTGGAATGACCAAACAATTAATGTGAATGGTGGCGGGGGAGATGAATTATTTCTCGCAATATCATCATATACATCTATAGAGGAATTTTTCAAAATTAAAGACCACGATTGGATTAATGTTATGAAAGATTCTGATATGTTAAACACTGCTGAGAAATATATTGATATGTCTCCATACAAACCAAAAACATGTTGGGAGTTACTTTGGTGGTTTGCTAGGAGTATAGATGATTTGTTATCAAGATACCTCTCACCAAGATTTCTCAAAGACCCATCTGTGTATCATCTAGAATACCCATTTTTCTATACAGATTATTTTGAAAAGTGGGCTTTGTCTAATCCATACGCTGGACATAACGGTGACTATAGAACATACAAATGGCCAATGAAAAAATACATATATGATTATGATAAAAATGAAGAGTATTTGAATATAAAACAAAAAGAAAGTTCCTTTCGTTCAGTAAATAAACAATCACGATATCTAGGTTCTTCCCGTGGACATTATGCTCTTAATAAGATTGTGTATGAAGATGGTACATACGTTAGATATAAATAGAACAAGGAGACGATTATGTATGAGTATCCATGTAAAATTGTTAAGGTAATAGACGGCGACACAGCTGATGTGGACATCGATCTTGGTTTTGGTGTGTGGTTAAAGAAACAGAGGATTCGTTTCTATGGTGTTGACACACCTGAGTCAAGAACGAGTGACAAAGAAGAAAAGGTCTATGGACTGATGGCAAAGGAATTTGTTTTGTCCCACCTACCAATTGGATCAACACAGGTTCTACGCACAAGAAAAGATGGTAAGGGGAAATATGGTCGTATTCTTGGTGAGTTTGTTATCGATGACACAACATTAAATCAGTTGCTTATTGACACGCACAACGCTGTTGCATATTTTGGACAGTCAAAGGATGATATTGAAGAAGAACATATAAGGAACAGAGAATTAGTCAATGGCTGACAATCAATACCTTGGTAACCCCAATCTCAAGAAGGCTAATGTTGCACAAAACTGGACAAAGAAAGAACTTGTTGAGTACCAGAAATGTATGGAGAACCCACAATATTTCATAGAAAACTATGTAAAGATTGTGTCTCTTGAT